TTCATGTTACTTGTCGTTTAGTTGTTCGTAATCGTGATCGGCGCGTTCGAAAAAGTCGTCTTCGTGTTCTTCGTCGTCGCTGGGGTAGTCGTAGCCTTCGCGCCACATTGCTTTAAAGTTTAAAGGGAAAGGCTCAAGCCCTTCCCTTTTTCATTCGTAAATCAGGAAAAAAACTTCTTCCTTCTTGCTGCCCAATTTCGGTCACCTGCTTCGTTCCATCGAGCTTCAAGCAAATCTCTTCGCTCGTTAGCTTTTTGCAGAACAATCGCCAAACTCGGATTGGCATTAACTTGCTGTTGCAACTCTTTGCAAATTGCAATCTGTGCGCGGAAATCGTCCATAGCGATTTCAACTTGGCGCTGGAGGGTAGAGAGAGTATCCATTGTCATTTGTTCGTTGTTCATGGTGTAAAGATACGCAACTTATTTCGTTACGCAAACTTTTTCGCACTTTTTTTTTCTTGGGCACAAAAAAAGGGGCTACCCCGTTGGATAAACCCCTTTTCGCTGCTGAAACAAAAACAAACCTGCAAACTTCTAATGTCTACACGGCTGCAATTTAGTCATTTTTTCGCGCTTCTCGACGTTCCTTTCGTCGGTCGGCAACAATTGCGTTGATAAGCGTGTCAAGCCAGCCGAATACCTTGTTATCTGCCTCTGTTGGCGTAAGGTTTACAATAACCTTTACGAAGGCCATGAGCGCTAAAGCAATCTCGGCCCAGTACGTTTGAATAAGTTCTCCCATGTTTAAGAATTTCAACGCAAGTTACAAAGGCATCAGACAATTGATAGCGGTATGCCCGCCCAACACTACACCGCACCCAATTGCCTGCTTTTTAAAGTGCTTGGCGTACGCCGCCGCATAGCTGTCGCGATCAATGCCGCAACCTACCTGCATGCCAAAAATCTTAAAGTTGTTCCCGACCATCCATTCGCAATATGCCTGCGTATGAATATGGCCCTGCACGGTGCTTTGCATATCGTTCTTAGCCTTGTTGCGTGCCGTCCCGCCTTCGCCGTGGACGTATTGCACGCCGTCGTATTCCTTACGGTCGCACCAATGCCAGCTTGTTCCCAATACTTCGTTGTAGTCCTTTATCCATTCTTTCGGCACGGATGAGCTAAACGCCTTGCGCATTATTAGCCGGTCATGGTTGCCTATAATGACGTCGGCAACGGGGAATGCTTCCGCCCATTTGCGAACGTGCTTTATGGCTTCGTGCAGCTCATAAGAACCGCCAGCGCATTGGGGTCGGTTTCGTGGTAACTGCTATAATGGTTGTCCAGAATGTCGCCAATGAAAACGACGTGATTGCAGTTAAAGTTGTCGTACTGCTGTAAACAAAATTCGAAATATCCGTCAAGCTCAAAAGGGCAATGCAAGTCACCTACAACCAAGATACGCCGTTCGTTTGCCCGGATGAAGTCCAAGGCTTTTACTTGCTGCGCGCTTAATCTTGGCCGGTGTGGTTTAATCATATAACCAAATTACGTCCTCGTCGTGGCTGGCGTCGTAACTGTTATCGACGTGTATAAACGTCTTTGCGATGCCTATGCGGTTGAAACCGACTTCTAAAAGCGCGCCAAGTATGTAGCAGCGGTTGCGGCTGTCTACGCAATGTATGTCGGCCGCGCAGCCCATCGTGTGAGCGCTGTTCGGCTTGCCGCCTACTTTTTTATTATGCTCTTTTGTTCTGTAGCCCGAATTGATACTAAAGCTGACGCCAGCGAGGTGTCTAGCACGATCCAGCATTTCTAAAAAATCTGCGTCCATCATGTGTTCGCCGCTGCCGATTGCGTCGGGGCTGTCGAACTCATGATAATTGAAGTATCTCAAAACAATAAAATCGAAAGTGCGGCAATCGCTATAATCAGGTCGGCAATGTCGGCGCGGCCATATTCGCGGGCTTTGTAAACCATGTTGGCGAATACCGTGGCTAAAATAACGAAAATCATTTTTGCATTTTGGTTATCATGATTTCGAGCCGGTGAACGCTTTCTAACAACTCTTTGGCAATGTTCTTGAATTCGTTGTTTTCAAGTTCGAGTTGAATCACGCGGCTTTTCAATCGTGCAACGGTACTGTTCAAATTCACCCAAACGCCCACAATGCCAGCAATGACGGGCAACAAAGCCAGCATAATTTCATACATCATTTTTCTTTCTTTTGGATTATATACCAATTGTCGTCGGTGTGCCCTAAGATAGTAATTCCATCGTAGGCACGGTTGAAGTCGTAACTGCTCGCGCCGTCAATTGTCGTGCTTGTGTCGCTTGGGTAAACCTCTAGTGTCACGTATGTATTCGCGCTTATGGTGCTGTCGCTATGAAACTGAATTATACGCCCGTGGCTTGTGCCAACTTTGGGCAAATACAAAGTGGCCGAACCATTACCTCCCGCCCAGCTATTCATGATATGTAGATCAGAATCGTCAACAGCATTCGTGGTGCCGCTTCTGTGTACTATCTCACGGTTCACTCGCTGGTCGCGGCTGCCGTACCCACGGTAACCATCGCCAAGCATTTTGTTGGAAGCTTGAAACGCGGTAGCAGCTTTTACCACATCGGCTTCCGTAATTGGCGTGGTCGTATCTTTCACGTCGTCTTGGTCAGCCGTTACTGTCGTAACGTCGCGGCTAATTAAAAACGCTTCGACTTCGTTCGTCAGGCTGCGCGCCGTGTACGTCATTTCGAATAACGCGTAATCGCCGTCCGTGTCGTCGATAACCTGCCACATGTATATGGGTAAGCCGTAAACCTCGCCGCGTTGTATGCGTGTCGGCTTTACTTGGCCGCCCAAAATTTCCTGCACTGCAAGCTTGTTGATGCTTGTTCCCGTATCCGTGTAGTTCAGCGACTGCCATGACGTGCTAAATGTCTGCGTAATGCCTTCAATAAAGCTTATTGTACCGTCGGCGTTTACCGTTTGATAATCACCGAACAGCACTTCGCCTTGGTCGAGATCGGCGCGTGCCGTATCGCTATTCGTAGCGGTAAAGCTTACGGTATCGCCTAACGGTTCGTCACCAATTACGTCGGCCCGCAAAACCACTATTTCATAATCTGCGTCGCTGGTGTTTGTTAAATCGGTATCGGCTGCACCTGCAGCATTAATGCCATTGATGTCAATGGTAATATCGAGGCCGCTTTGGTCAGTAGCTAAGGCTGGCAGCTCGATGAAAAACGGAATTGAAAGGCTTTCGCCGTCGCGCTTGTCGAATATGGGGCTAACAATGGTGTACGTGTTTAGCGAACTAATTAACAATGTATCGCCGTATAAGTGCGTCGTGTATTCGTACGCGAATTCGTTAGCGTCGCCAAAGCCATTAAATACATTCTGAGAGCCTAAGTAAGATACATTGCGCTGCAAGTAGTTCGTGCCTATTTTGATTGTGAATTCCAGTTCTACGCGGCTGACGCGGTCGTTGCCTGTGCTTGTACCGTCGCCGTCATACGTGTAGTTGAACGTACCGCTAACGGCCAAAACCGTACCGCTTGCATAGTCAATATCCGTATCGCTTAACGTCGTGCCGAATTGCGATTCGGTGAAAAGGTTGTCCTGTATTACGGGCAAATTGCCGTTGAACCTGCGCGTACGTGTTACCGTCTTTAGTGGTGCTAAATAGCTGTACTCGTAACCGCGCAAACGTTCAAAAGTGCTGTCAAACGATTTGGCCGCTGCAATGCTTTGCTGCGTAATCGCTGTGCCGTCCTTCTGCGTGCCTTCTACCGTAAGGTCGTGCTATACTTCTGCGCGCCTACAGGCAAAAACCACCATTTGCCCTGAGATTGAAAAACGCGGGCGTTAAAGACGCGCGCCAAACTTTCCAGCACTTCAAATGCGCTGTAATATTGGTTCACGCCGTTTTGATCAAGGTTGTAAAGACCGTAATGGCTTATCCGTGTATCGTCGAGCTGGTCACTGCCTGTATAGTCGGTGCTGTCAAAATCGTTGACGTAGTACAGAAAGTCGTCCGTGCCCCACAGGTGCGTCGCTCGCGTCTTATTTAAACAGTTTAACAAGTGTTCAACGCCTGACTCGATACCCGTGTACGCGCTGCCGTCGTTGTTGTACTTGACGCTTTTTAAATTGCCAAGGTCGTCCGAGGCTGTGAGCGTGTTTTGAATCGGGTAATAATCAAACGGCCGAATTACCTGTTCAGGCAACAGCACGCCGCCCCACCAAAAGTCGTCCGTGCCGTCAGGGTCTTTGCGAACGCTTACGCTAAAACGTATTTCCACGTTCGTGGCTAACAAGTCCATGAACGTCGTATGGTCGCTGTTTTCTTCCGTCAGCGTGAACGTTACTTCGCTACCAATGACGGGTTGGTATCGGTCTTCGTTGTTGCCGCTGTAGCGCAGTACAAAACCGTCAGCGCCCAGCTTAAAGGGCACGATACTGCCAACGTAGTCGCTGTCGTGGATATTTACCTGCCAATCGTTTCCGAGGTCGTCGGTAAATTCTGCCTGTAGTCGTATCGGGTCAGCCATTAAAATCCTCTTACTCGGTTTCGGTCAATTGCATTGCGTTCGCTCGTTAACAAGATGTCGCGGCCGCTGATCTTGCCGGTAACTTGTACCTGCTGCCCGCCCAACATGCCGCGCAGCTTGTCGAGTGGCGCGATTACTTCCGGGTTTGTCTTTGCGCCGGGGTATTCTCCGACTAGGCCAAGCGTCGGGCCGCTTACTATGCCGCCTTCGGCAAAGGCTGGCAACGAATTGAACAAACCTTGAACCAAGGCAACGCCGGAGGCAACCAAAGCCGGAATAACAATAGGCGCAGCCGGGCCGGTGAATTTACCGCTGTTTATCATGGCTTCGATTATAGAAGCTTGTGAAGCAGCAAGGGCTGCACTTATCAAAGCTTTGGCCATTTCCTTCATTGCGTCCTTGCCTTTCTTTGCTCCGTTAATCATGTCCGCAAATGCCGCGCCGATAATGTTGCCGAATGACGTTGCCGTTTGCGACATTGCTTGCATCATTGATTCGGCAAATGTTAGTTCACGGGTAAAACCTTCGACGGGCGTTTCTTCTAATCGGTTAAACAACGCGCCCAAACTGTGGTTAGCTTGGTCGGTGCTGTCTTTTACCGGCTTCCATATATCGGTGTCGGGCACTTCCTCAAGCTGATTTATGAGGAAACCAAGTGTATTGCTTTTGTCTTTTAGCTTTGCCGTGGTTTGCTCTGTGGCATTGCCTAAATCTGTAACGCTGTCGCCGGCGTTATCGGCTTCGTTTGCCGTCTGATTTAGCTTTAACGC